GTACAAGGTCAAGAGTTAGAGGTTAGCCTTGATGAGCTGAAAGCAGGTTATTCACGAGATTCCGATTACCGACAAAAAACTCATTCTTTAGGATTAGAGAAAAAAGATCTCGAAGCTGAAAAGAGTAGTTTGCGTCAAAATTATGATACTCGTTTATCAGAACTAAACGACATGATTACAACTGCTGAAAGTTTTAACAGACAACAGCAAGGTAGCAAAGATCTTCAAAAACTTTATGACGAAGATCCCACATCTGCGGCTAAACTGGACTACCAGTTACGAGAACAACAAAGGCAGATAGATGGCATGAAGTCTAAAGCACATGAAGCTAATCAAAAACAATACAATGAGTACCTTGATGTTCAAAAACAATTAGCATCTGCAAAAATACCAGAGTACAGCGATCCTAATAAAGCTGATCAATTCAAAACTAACATGCGTTCTACGCTTAGAGGTTATGGATTTAATGATAGTGAAATTGGGAATTTGGCTGATCATCGTTTCTTAATGGTGATTAGAGACGCTATGAGTTATAAATCTGTAAAAGATAAAAGACCTATAGCCCAAAAGAAGGTTGCGAATGCACCTAAAGTTGTAAAGGCTGGTGTTGCAAAATCAGGTCCAAGTTCAGGTAGAGAGGGCATAAGAAATAAAATCGGTCGATTAAAGAAAACAGGGCATCTTCGTGAAGCTCAAAGTGCTTTAATGGATATGATTAATCTTAAATCTCAACAAAAAAGGTAACAAACAATGGCACAACCAACAAATACGTTTGACACTTACGATTCCATTGGTGAACGTGAAGATCTGTCGGATGTTATTTATAACATCTCGCCAACTGACACGCCATTTCTAAGTTCTGCAGCTAAAACAAAAGCAACTGCAGTTCTACACGAATGGCAAACTGACAGTTTGGCAACAGCAGTCACAGACAATAAGGTAATCGAAGGTGACGAAGCAACAAATGATGCTATTACTGCAACAACTAGATTATCTAACTCTTGTCAAATTATGGACAAAGTTATTGTAATCACAGGTACGCAAGAAGCAGTAGATAAAGCTGGTAGAGCATCTGAAATAGCTTATCAAATAGCTAAAAAAGCAAAAGAACTAAAAAGAGATCTAGAAAGTGCTCTTTGTTCTAACAATGCTGAAGTAACAGGTTCAGCAACAGCAGCAAGACAATCTGGTGGCTTAAGATCATGGGTAGCTACTAATGACGTGATGGGAACTTCAGGGACATCTGGTGGCTTGGGTAATACCGCAGCTACTAATGGAACTCAAAGAGTTTTCACAGAGTCTCTCTTGAAAACTGTAATTAAATCAGTATGGAATGCTGGTGGAAATCCAACTATGATTATGGTTGGACCTTTCAATAAACAAAAATTGTCAGGATTCACTGGTAACAGTACTAGATTCGATGCAGGTGCTGATGCAACTTTATACACATCAGTAGATGTTTACGCTTCTGACTTTGGTCAACTACAAGTAGTACCTAACAGATTCTCTAGAGATAGAGATGCTTGGGTATTAGACATGGATTATTGGGGAGTAGCTTTCTTAAGAGACTTCACAATGCATGAATTGTCAAAAACTGGAGACTCAGAAAAAAGACAATTAATTCTAGAGGCAACTTTAGAATCAAGAAATGAAGCTGCAAGTGGCGTTGTAGCAGACGTAACAACTAGCTAATAATTAGCACGTGGATAGGCGAGTAACCTCAAATCTACTCGCCTTCCATCTTAAATAACATTGAAGTCTTGAGAGAGGTTAAGGGCGGAACAATGAAGGAACAAAATGAGAACACTAAACGACTATTTTTTAACATCAAAAATTACTACTATTAGTACTGCAGGATCTACATTCGTACCTGTACCTGATGGTGGAACAATTATTAAAATTTTTACAGCAATTAAAAACGCAATATCATCTGCTAATGCAGCTCTTACTTTTGAAATTGGTGGAGTTGCAGTTACTGGTGGCGGAATTACAGTAACACAATCTGGATCTGCTGCTGGAGACGTTGATACAGCGGAACCAACAGCTTTAAATACAGTTTCAGAAGGTGGAACTATCGAAATGATAACTGATGGTGGATCTTCAACAGCTTGTGAATGTGTAGTAACATTCGTAATTAGAAGATAATTTATATAGGGGATGGAAACATCCCCTAAACAAAAGGAGAACAAAATATGAACGGATTAAGATTCAGCACACAGCAAGTTTTAACTGCAGGAAGTTCATCAAGTGCTAGTTCAGCATTTGGAGCCAATACAGAATATATAAGAGTAGTAAGTACAATTGCTGCTTATATTCAAATTGCGGTTTCACCTACTGCAGCAGCAACTACAGCATATATTCCAGCAGATGACGTGGAATACATTAAAGTATCTGAAGGTGAAAAGATTGCTGTTTTACGTGTTGGTGGTTCTGATGGCAAAGTAAGCGTTACTGAACTAACACAATAATGACAAAGGTAAGAGCTACCGAATGGGATGAGGGAGTTAAGACTCGTTATATACAAGAGTCTGATGGTAAACTAACCATCAACAATCAACAAAATCTTAACCCCTTACTAGAAAGAAATAAAAAACTCTATACTCAAAATGATGGCTATACAGCCTCAAGGGATATGAGAAGAGTTGCTAGTGTCCCTCCTATTATACTTCAATTATGGACTAAGGAATATAATGGTAGCAATAATTGGTGGGCTTTACCTAAAGAAATACAAAAGAAAATAATGAGAGTTAAACTGAATAGTAGTGAGTTTAGATATTTCAGAACTTCAGAAGGATCTTTATAATGGCATTAAATACTTACGCAGCTTTAAAAACAGCAATAGCAAATTGGTTAAATCGTACTGATTTTTCTGATGAAATAGCTGATGATTTTATTAAACTAACTGAAGCAGATTTTAATGCTAAGTTAAGAATAAGACAGATGGAACAGATTGATACTGTTACTATTGATTCTGAAACTGAAACTGTGCCTACAGGATTTATTTCTGTAAGGTCATTTTACATTTTATTATCTAGTGTTAAATATCCACTAGAATATATTACACCCCATAACTTATTTGAAATAAGAGGTGGTTCCAGATCTGGAAGACCACGTTCTTATACGATTGAGGCAGATAATGAAACAGAACAATTCAGATTTGGTCCTAGCCCTGATACTACTTATACTGGTTATTTATCATATTACAAAAATTTCGACCCTCTTGTCCCAGGAACCAACTCTTCTGGGGAGAATACTTCCAATTATATTTTAACAAATCACCCTGGAATCTATCTGTATGGTAGTCTTTACCATGCATCTAATTTCATTGGTGGGATAGATCCAGATCAAAAACAGAATTGGTTACAAATGTATATCGCAGCATTAGAACGATGCGAGAACAACGACAAACAAGATTCATATGGTGGAGCACCCGTTGCACAAAGAACAGATATTCAAACTGATCTATCATTTTATAGGAACAGATAATGCAAATACCTTTTGGAGAATGGCTACCTGATTTACCTGATCATTTAAACAAGGGAGCTACAACTGCAACAAATGTATTTCCTGCAGCTGTCAGTTATAAACCATTTAAAACATCAACAGTTAAATCTAATGCTTTAGATGGACAATGCTTTGGTGCATTCTCTACTAAAGATAATGATGGTAATGTTTATACTTTTGCTGGCGATCCAACTAAGCTATATAAATTATCAAACGATACATTTTCTGCAGTTAATAAATCTGGTGCCACCTATGCTTTAGGTGCTTCAAATTTATGGTACTTCTCTGCTTTTGGAACAACAGTTATTGCTTCTAACGGAGTTGATACACCACAAAAATTTGTAGTAGGTTCTTCTTCCTTATTTGCAGATCTAGGTGGATCTCCACCTGTATTTACTTTTTCTGCAGTCATAAGAGATTTTTTAGTAACAGGAAGAACAAATTCAGTTACCAATAGAGTTCATTGGTCAGGCATCAATGATGTTGAAACTTGGACAGCAGGAACTAAACAATCTGATTCTCAAGATCTTGCCGATGGCGGTGAGATTACTGGTATAACAGGTGGTGAGTATGGTTATGTATTTCAAGAAAACCAAATCACTCGTATGGACTATGTGGGAGGAACAACTGTATTTAGATTTTCAGTAATATCTAAGAACAGAGGTTCTGTATTTTCTAAAGCAATAGCTCATATAGGTAAACGAGT